AAACTGTTTCTGTTCCACTTAAATCAACGACTTGACCATAGTAACCACCACCTACTGTAACAGTTGCACCACCATCGTCATTCATTTTAGGAATAGGAGAAACTATTTCCTTTTCCTTTTTATTAACTTTTTTACTAATTTCGTATCCGAATAATTCTGCCATAATATTATTTATATCAGAATAAGTGGAGGGGTTGGACCTCCACTTATTCGATAAATGCTTATTTAATTAAACTAAGAAGTTGTACCAGACTCCCAATATTGGTAAGCCAGTTCAACCGTGAACTCTTCAATTGCATCAGTCGAGTCGTAACTCAAATCGATAGCTGCAACGTTAACAGGGTATGCACCACGAATCGTATAAGATTTTGTAACTGCTCCTGCTTTATCAAGTTGTTCAATAACCATGTCTGCTTGATAGTCGGTAGGATTAGCCAAACCAGTATTATTTACGTGTTCGTTAATTCCATTCATCCAACGCTCCATTGCGTTGCGAATTTCCATACCTGTATCATTGAGAATAGTAATTGACCAGTTTTCGAATGTACGATCACCTGCTATTTTCAATTGGCGTCCACGAAATGGTACATCCAATTGACCAATAACGCTTGCGGGTAACTGAGCACCTTTACACATGAAAGATGTAAGTTCAGTATCGCCTTGAGCGTATCCTGGATAAGTGACTGTAGCTTTGAAAAGATTGGGACGTGCACCGCCACCAATTAACTTTGATTTAAAATCATCTACTCCTAAAGTTGCCATAATTGTTATTTCCTTTCTATATTATTTATATTAGTTAGTGCCAACAATCTCAGAGAATTCAACTCCTGTGCGAGTAGCAACAAAATTAAGAGTAATGAAATTAATCGAACGAGCAGGTTTGATATAGATATCAGCCACAAAGCGGTTGGTATCAATTACTTGACCTGTGTTATTCGTTTCATCACATACGACGAGGAAGTCGGTAACACCACGGCGACCCTTAACATCCCGAAGGAATGGTTCAGTCATGTTACGGAACATCGCGCGAGTAAATTCGTCATTCAATTCGAATAGCTGGAATTTAGCTGCGGTAGCAATTGCCTTTTCAAGAACAATAAACAAGCGGCGTACGTTAATACGATCGAATGCAGAAGGTTTCTGTGTGAAGGTCTTATCACCAAATAGTACAATTCCTTGTCCTGGGAAATTAGTGATAGGATTAATTGCTGCTTTGTACAAAGCATCACGATCGGTATTCTTAGGATTGAAGCTCAATTTAGCTGCACCAAGAATTTGACCACGATTAAAGCCTGCAGGTGAGAACCAAGGTTCTGCTACATCGTCTGTGTTAGCACAAAGACCAGCAAGATAACCATTGGTAGTAATCCAATCATAACGATCAAGATACTTATTATACACATAAACTGTAGAGCCAGTTGTTGCAAAGTAGTTTGATGTTGTAGCTGGAACATTAGCAGTAATTGCACTTAATTTTGCGGCATCAGTTGAGTTTGTATGCAAATCAATTGGTGCAGAACCACATCCAAGAATATCTTTACGTGCTGCAGCAATACTAAGTACTTCTGCTTCTACCGCTTTCTGAGATTTATCAGTATCATCTGCAGTTGACATAGGGTCTGCAAAAAGTAGATTTACATCAACACTTTCAGCGTCTGCAAATAGACCAAGTGCTGATACAACTTCACTATCCTTGAGTGTTCCATCTACACCAAGTGTAAGTGAACCTTCAAATGCGCCATCTGTTAATTTAGCAACTGCAGGAGAATCGGCAAGACCAGCGTCAGTAATAGCACCTGTGCCAATAGCAGCATCAGCATTAGTAAATAGATCACTTAATGCATTTGCAAAAATGTATTGTGAACCAGCGTTAATTACGTCTTTGTAATAATTTGTTGCGCCAGTATCAAGTTTCGCGCCAGAAGCAAGAGACAACCCTTGGAATTTTTCAAGAATTGTTCCTTTAATTCCACTAAACAAACCATCTTCATCAATAACAATTACGTGAATTTCGTCACCAGTAATGTCAGCAGCAAGACCAGCATCTGTGGTTGAAGGCACATAATCAAAGTTATTAGTGATAGTTGTATTTGTTGTTCCGTTGTGTCCAATAACTACCTTAAGGCTATTACCATAAGCACCTGGGCAACGAGCAATAAAGTACTCATTAGCGTCAGTGCTTAAGTTTTCAAATGCTTCAAGATTGCCAATTGGCGCACTTTCAACAGCAGCGCTAGCGTTTCCTAAAACAGAATTACGCGCTGTGGTTGGAACTGCTCGCGAAACCTTTAAAAAGTTTCCGTATTTTAAAAAACTTGCAGCAACCAAGAACGACACAGAGTGCGCCGAATCAGGTGTACCGAAGTTTGCTTGGAGGTCTTTCTCGGAACTAATGTTAATTAATTCTCCGGAAGGTCCCCAGTTAAAGTGACCAGCAAATCCACCAATAGAGGTAGAGACTGCAGGAATCACATTTGTCAAGTCGATTTCATTAACCTCGACTCCTGGTGATACTAAAAATCCCATGTTTGTTTTCCTTTCAATATAGTTTAATTAATAAGTTAAGCATAATAAGGTGTATTCAATAGTTCTATTTATAAACAACGTGTTTTAGAGATCGTGCCACGCCTTTATATCATTTTGCAATTCTTCATAAGGATTATTAGCTTCTATTCCATCAGATATAACACCAAAGGGAGGAACATCATCTTCTATTTGTTTCATCTTTTCAGCAAATAAAAGTTCCTTTAAATCAACAGTAGATATATTACCAAACGCTTCTGAAGAAACAAACCACGCAAACATAACTAAATTCATTACCATATCATCATGATTTCCTTGACTTGCTTCGTACGATGAACCTTTAATTTCAAATGTAGTAAGTTCATCGATTGTATCAGCGTCAACTATTGACACTTTCCCAAGTTCAACCAAATCTTTTAAATTAGAACAACCAATGCGTTTAACTCGTTTAGTCATCGTAACACCAACACCTCCACGCTTTACAGAAGATTCTACAAAAGTATTTTCATATTCGTATTCGTAATAAACATCATTACAAACAACTTGTCCAACATCATTATTTTCAATAATAACTAATGCCTCATTATACATTCGAGCAACTTTAACAATAATATCAGGAAAAATCATAGGCGATATCATGTTATCACGAAATGTTGCCACTTGCTCAAATCTTCCAGTTGTAATATCCATTACAGTAAACGTAGAATAATCTTGTCCTCTACCTTTTGAAACGTCAACACACATTACATAAGTATGATCTACTTGAGGAGCTTGATAATAGTTTACATTTAGTTCTATTTTCTTGGGGTGTTCAGGTTTTAAGCTTAGTAAACAATTTGAACTTACAAGTGTATTCGCAGTTCCTAAAAAGTTATTACCATATTCCTGTTCAAATTGCAACTCAGATGTATTTGCTATTGTTTCAGCTTTCCATTTTTCATCTCTTCCTGGAACATCAAACCAATCGATACGTGAATATTTAAATTCGTTAATGCCTTTTTGAGCACCTTCATATATCTTATAGAACATATTACCAACACCATTTGCGGTTGATGTAATAATTACCTTTGTTTCGGCACCGGCTGAAATTACAGGATATGTAGAAGTATAAAACTCAGCATCTCTTTCGACAAAGGCAAACTCGTCTAAAAACAATAAGTCAATAGAAAGACCACGAATGGAACTACCTGATGTCGCAGCTGCAACAATTTTCGCGTTATTTGCAAAAGTAACATTACCTTTATTCAATTCTTTACATCCTGGCTGTAAAAAGAATGGCAAATTCTCAAGCGCTAAAGTAATACGACTTAGCATTTCTCGTGCAGTAGCACCCTTATTTGCTAAAATCGCAATAGTCTTTTCAGGATTAAAGATAGCATACCATAAAATATAAATTACAGTTGTAATCGATTTACCTGATTGTCGACATGCTAAAACAATATTAAAACGATTCTCGTTAAATGTTTTAAAGAGTTTCTTCTGATAAGGATAAGGTTTAAAATCAACTAGCCCTTGACTAGGTGCGATCACTTTAATATATTTAGATGCAAAATACTCAGGACTGCTCATACATTTCATGTACTCTGCAACTTCTTCTTTCGTAAAATTTTGCGCAACATTATCACCCTTCACGAGTGGGTTGCCCATATATCCATCACCGGCCATAATATATTATTCTTCTGTAACGTTTTTTATTTTCTCTTCACCTTTTAAAAACTTTTGCAATTCAGTCGTTGAACCTACGAAGATCGCATTGTTTGTAGTATCGCCACTTTTAGATTCTTTTTCTTGTGTTATATCTTTACGAACCTTTTGTAATTTTACAAGATCTTGAGACATTTGACTCGCGTCTTTAATCATGTTTGATAAAACTTCAAACGCCCGAGGATGTTCTGACTCAGATGCAAGTGCCATCATATGATTAATCGCTTCAGACGACTGATCAATCAATTCTTTCATTTTCTCTCGAGAATATTCTACATCCTTCTCGGTATCATTTATGATTTGCCCTTTATCGACTTCAGTCTTAGGCTTTTCAACAATGTTTAAGTTTTTCTCGAGAGCATCAAGTATTTCATTTTTAGCCATGATCAAATCCAAATGTGGTTGTAATAGTATCACTATCGTCTAATGGTGGTTCATCACCTGCGTCAACTGTAATTCTCACGTTTTCTTCACCATAAGGATTTTCAGTTTTATTTTCTGCACGATTTTCTGTATCACTATAAAAGAATGTATCAACAATACGAATAACCTTACCTTCGCTTACACCTCCTGCGAATCTTACTTTCATAGTAAAATCGAGTGTATAAATGATAGTGCGTCTTGTTTCAAAATCTCCTTCATAATCATCTTGTATCGATGTGCTAGTTAATATAATAGGTACATCTGTCGCAGTTCCAGGACCTTCCATATCTTTAATTGCTACAGTATATTCGGGAGCAAATGTTGGAAGAATTTGTTCAAGAATTTGCAAAGCATCATCTTGGTTTTTGGCGTATATATTCAATTGCATTCCAATCGTATAAGGAACACTTTGATTTACTACGTTTGTTTTAGCGGTTTCTCCACTAATTGGTAAACACCTTTTGTTAAATTTGTTTAGTTTACTACCAGTATCAAAACTAATATCAGTAATTTCAAAACTCATCCTTGGAAGTTTAATCGCAATTGAAGCATCTGCTGCTGCTACGGTATCAGCCTGAATACGTGCTAAAAACTTTTTACGAGGACCATACGCAATTGGTACGCGAGTTTCGCCAGTTCCCTGTCTTACAATACGCATATTATTAAATAGCGTTCCAAAAACAGCAACTGCTTTCTTCATTGTTTGATTATAAAAATATTGCCCTAACATATTACGTAGTGATATTCACTTCTCCAAATGGGTTTGTTTCACTGAAGTCAATAAAGTCTCCAGCGCTAATAGCATTTTCAAAATCTTCGTTATCTGCAAAAGGATCATTACTATCAATTGAACTAAAAGCATCTGTTGAAGTAATTTCGTATGAAGCAGCTGATGTGGCACCTATGATATTACCGGTTGTACCTGCACTTGTTGGTGCAAATAGTGTATTGCTTCCATCACTTGCAACTTGACTTGATATTTCTATTTTTCCAGCCCCGACAGTTGATACTTCTCCAGTAACAGTAATACCGCTTGTAGCATTTACCTGTGTAACATCTTCACCTACTTGAAATGTACCACTACCAGAGCCTAATGTTAATTCTGTGCGAGTTGCATATTTTGTTTCAAACACATCGACTGCATCAATACCTGTATCAAGTGCTTCATTACCATATTCAAATAACTCACAAGTTAACTTAAACGTAGGAAGATTTGCTATTTGATAGAAAGGCGTTTCGTCTTCAACAAAAGTAATTTGGAATAAACCTTTTACAAGAGGGAAGTAAATTAAATCACCTTCTTGTGGTCGTGATTCGGGTGTTGGTTGGAATCTACCTACAAGCTCTTCCCAACGCCGTGTTGCAAGAACCAACGTCATTGAATCACGTACTTCTACACCAAACTTAGAAAGTAAATCTCCATCACCTTCAAATCCATCAGTATTTTCAACATACATTTCAATTTGAAATGCTTCACCAAATTTACTTAACGCATCTTCATTAAAGATCGCGTCGGTATTGACTATTGTACGAGGAATGTAATATACATCGTGACCATAGATCTTAAGAGCCTCTATCGTGATATCTTCGTAGAGTCTTTTTTCCGGTGTTGTTCCTTGAGAAAAATATACATTTCGTGGCATAATAAATTAACCGATAAAATCTAATGGTGGCATTTCATGTTTCAACTGCATTGTTTCTTCAAGCTGCTGAATTTCTTCTTTGGCATCATCAAATATTTGACGGCCATTTAACGTTACGCCACCGGGTAAAGTCATTCCTTCAAATTTAATTAAGTTTAATCCCCATTGACGCTTAAATAACGCTGTTACGTACTTCTTTAAGAATGCATCATTATATACATCAGTATAAGTTTCTGGATCAAGCGCTTCGTAACCATCTAATACCACATATTGATCAAGCATATTTTTTAAAGTGTCAGAATGAAA